GTATATGCGTGCTAAGACCACCCTTATGGATTTTATAAAAATTACCATTTCCAAAATAGATGACAAGTAATTATTGACTATTGTTGACCAATACAGACTTGACAAAAGAAAAGGGCTCCCGATGGTCGCCCAAGGACATCATACGTCCTACGAGCAAAGACCACCGACGAAGCCCACCTTAATTGGATCGCCCAAGGACCATACAGATAATTCTCTATATAACACTTAAAGGGAATTACCTTTGACAGTAATAATTAATTATTAACTCCATAATTAACACTAAGGGTACCCCTATTAGCCCCCCCTAATAAGATATTATAACACATTTTTGTCATTTTGTCAAGAAAAAAATTCAATTATAAACTTTTTTTTACATTATGTACGATTTTGCTTGACAAATGAAGCAAATTATGGTATAATACGCAGTATAGGAATATAGATGGAGTTTTTTTTATGCCAATGCCGTACAAAGGAGGTCGAGCAAAAGCTCAAGCTCGGTACAATTCTAAACCAGAACAAGTCTCTAACCGGACTTCTCGTAATGCTGCACGAGCCAAGATGGAAAAAGCTGGTCGAGTAAGCAAAGGTGATGGTAAAGACGTTGCTCATAAAAACAACAACCCAAAAGATAATAGTAAAAGCAACCTTGCAGTTCAATCTAAGTCAACTAACCGATCACATACACGAATGAAAAAGAAATAAATCATGGCTCTGACTACTAAACTTTCTAAAAAAATGCTTGCTGCTATTGAAACAGGTGATCCAGAAATAGTTCTTGAAGCTCTTACTATTAAACAACAGCGATTCTGCCATGAATATCTAAAAGACCTTAATGCTTCTAAAGCCTGCCTACGAGCTGGTTACGAAACTAATAACCCTAATCGTGTTGGACCAGAACTTAAAAACCACCCCGCAGTTAAAGTAGCTCTTAAATACCTTCTGGAAGAACGCAACCATAAAATGAATGTGGATGCAAACTTTGTTCTCGACAAAATCATCAAATCAATGGAACGTGCGGAAGCAAAAGGAAACGAAGCTTCAGTCCTACGAGGTGCGGAACTCCTTGCGAAACACCTTGGAATGTTTGTCGATAGGCAAGAAATTAGTGGCCCTAATGGTGAAGCAATCCACGTCAAAGAAGAACAGCTACGGCAAACGGCTGAAGAATTTAAAAACAAAATTGTAAGTTTGTCACGTAAATCCAACAACGCACTTAAACTTGTAGAAAATGAAGAAGAAGATTAATAATGGACGGAAACAATAAAATTATCATTGTAACAGTACCGGCGGATGACGCCCTTCTTGCAACTTCGTAAACACAGTTCTTATGTCAAATAAAAGCCCAGCGGAAATATTTGCTAGTATGCCTCTAGAAGAACGTGAAGAACTTCTGGATAAAATGACTAACGAAGAATTAGCGGCTCTCCGTTGGGATTGGTCCTTTTGGGCCCGGCCAAATCAAATTGCCCCGGAAGGTGATTGGAATACTTGGTTGGTTCTGGCAGGACGAGGCTTCGGGAAGACCCGTATGGGGTCTGAGTGGATCAGGGAACTCGCCCACAAATATCCCGGATGCCGAATTGCTCTGGTCGCTGAGACGGCTGCTGATGCCAGAGACGTTATGATTAAAGGGGACAGTGGATTACTTTCAGTAGACCCGGTTCTCAACGATGATTCTTGGTCCCCTACCAATCGCTGCCTTACGTGGCCCAATGGGACTAAAGCATTTACTTACAACGGTACAACACCCGATCAGCTACGTGGTCCTCAGCATCATTTTGCTTGGGTAGACGAACTTGCAAAGTTTGAATACATGCAAGACGCTTGGGATCAGCTTATGTTCGGTCTACGTCTTGGTGAGCATCCCAAAGCGTTGGTCACTACTACTCCACGACCTCTCCCTCTTATTAAAAGGCTTGTTGATGATCCTGACACCGTTGTTACTAGAGGTGCTACATTGGACAACGCCGCAAACTTGGCGAAATCCACAGTCAAAGCTCTCTACGACCGATACAGTGGAACAAGACTCGGTAGACAGGAACTTGACGGAGAAATTCTAGGGGATATTCCGGGGGCTCTTTGGTCACGAGAACTTATTGATAGTTCAAGAGTGAAAGAAGCACCAGAAGACCTTGAAAAAGTTTATGTGGCTGTTGATCCTGCTACATCAAGTAACGAAGGGGCAGACGAACACGGTATTGTGGTTGTTGCACTTGCAAGAGACGAAGATGGTTATGCACATGGATATGTACTTGAAGACGCAACTTGTAAAGGAACACCTGAAGAATGGGCTAGCAAAGTTGTCAAACTGTACCGTAAATGGGAAGCAGACAAAGTTATCGCTGAAAAAAACCAAGGGGGTGAAATGGTCTCAAGTGTCCTCAAAGCTCAAGACCGAACTCTCCCAATTAAATTGGTACATGCGTCCCGAGGCAAGGTGGTACGTGCAGAACCTATCTCTGCCCTTTATGAACAGGGGCGTATTCACCACGTTGGTAGTTTCGATCTTTTAGAAGATCAAATGTGTACTTTTTCAGTAGATCAGGTACGAAACTCTTCTACAGGTTCTCCTGACCGCGTAGACGCCCTTGTATGGGGCATTACAGAGCTTTTTGAGAAGATTGCAGGTAGACCTAGCCGTAAGAACAAAAACACGCTCAGCGGCCCCTCTACGGGCTTCTCAGGAGGTATTCCTTCACAGTGGGTAGATTCCGGTTCTTCTAGAACATCATGGATGGCTAATTAAACTATGAATGCAACAACCAGCTACGAAAACGTTGATAAACGAAAAGACGGTGAAAAAGACGAAGGGACCATCCTTGACCGTCTTTATCATGAAGCTGTAATTTCAAAAAACTACATTCCCGAGGGTTTTGATTCTCGTGAAGAGTTTCTTGAGGACATGCGTCATCAGTACGAAGCAGATGTAGAGTCTGATCGTGTAAACCGTGAAGAGGCCCTTGAAGATAAGAAGTTTTCGGCAGGGGAACAGTGGGACCCACGAGTTCTTCGTGAACGGGAAAATCTTCCTTGTTTGGTAATTAACAACATTCCTCAGTTCACTGCTCAACAAGTAGGCGACTGGATTCAATCACGTAAGGCAATTAAAGTTGTACCTTCAAATGACGAAGATACTGATATTGCAGAGATTCGTGGGGATGTTATCCGGTCTATCGAAACACAAAGTCGAGCAGATAGGGTTTATTCTAACGCTTTTGAAAGTCTCATCCAATGTGGTGATGGGGCTTTCCGTGTATGTGTAGAGTACGCTCGTAACGACGTATTCGACCAAGACATCTTCATTAAACAGATTGATGACTGCCTAAGTGTTGTGTGGGATCGGTTCTCTACGGACATTACTGGTCGAGACTCTCGGCGGGTATTTGTCAATGACCGTCTTCCTATTGAAGAGTTCAAAGCAAAGTACGGTAAAGACACACCTGAGAGTGTTCTCGAAGACGATACTGTAATCAGAAAGCTTGACGGCACTGACTGGGTAGATACTGAGTCCTACCAAATCACCGAATACTGGCGTCTTATTGAACGTAAGCGTCTAATGGCTCTATTTGAAAACGGTAAAATCTTTATTATTGATGATGATAATTATGAAGATATTATTGCCGCTAACGGTATGCCTGTAAAGACTCGTCTCACTTGGGTTACTTACGCTCAGATGCATCTTTGCACGGGTTTTGAAATCCTTGATGGGCCTTACGAGTATCAACTTAACCGTCTTCCTATTATCCGTATGTCAGGACGAGTAACTAACATTGCTGGTCGTCGCGTACGGTATGGCATGATTCGTTGGATGAAAGATGCCGTACGGATGAAGAACTATTTCCGGTCTGTGGCTGCTGAACAGCTTGGGTATGCCCCTAAAGCTAAGTGGATGGTAACTGCAAGCGCAGTTGAAGGGCGTGAAGACGAGATTCGTCAAGCACACACTAAGCGTGATCCACTGATGATCTTTAACGATGAAGCAGTGTTTGGACAAAACGTTCTACCTGTTCAACCTCCCGGTATTGAATCGGCCTTGCTCAATGAAGCGAACGTCAATACACAGGATATGAAAGATGTCACTGGTATCCATGATGCCTCACTCGGTATTCGGTCTAATGAAACCTCGGGTCGGGCTATTATGGCAAGACAGCGAGAGGGCGATGTTGCCAATCTTCAATTCCACGATAATGGTAACGCCTCAATTCTTGAATGTGGAGATGTTATTAATCAACTTCTTCCTCAAATCTACGATGGTAAACGAATTATTCGTGGTATCGGAGAAGACGAAAAAACTAAGTTTGTAAAGATCAACGATCCTTACGACCCTGAAGCAATTGATATGTCGATTGGAAAGTTTGACGTAGCTCTCAGTACTGGTACTTCTTACACCACTAAGCGTGTTGAAGCTGCACAAGCTATGATGGATGCTATTCAAGTTTGGCCACAACTTATGTCTGTTGCCGGAGACCTTGTTGCTAAGGCTCAAGATTGGCCCGGAGCAGATAAGCTTGCAGAACGGCTTAAGAAAACTATTCCTCCTCAGTTCCTTGAGGAAGATGATGAAGACGCAATGGGTATCACGCCTGAACAGCTTCAAGAGCTTCAGCAAGCTCTACAACAGCTTCAAGCTCAAAATATGGAACTTCAGCAGAACCTTAAGGATAAGCAAGCTGAACTTCAAATTGATGCTTATAATGCAGAAACTCAACGTATTCGTGCGCTATCTGATAATCAGGTTGACGCAACTGAAACCAATTACAAGGGCATTAAAATGATCCTTGACTCGGCTTCAAAGGTTGATGAACTTGACCTTCGTAGTGCGATTGAACAGAATAAACCGACTACCGGAGGCTCTACTAATAGTGCCAAGCCTTCCTCCGGACCTCAGTCGCAAACATAAGGCAAGATTGGCAAACTCGGTTAAAGGACCGCAAACCTTACTATGAGCGAAAATCTCGATAATAACAACAACACTACTGAACCAACTGAAACCGTTGAAACTACTAACGAACCTAGTCTTGATGATTTTGAGACTGAGTTCTTTTCCTCGGGGAATAATAAGGCGCCCGTAAAAAAGCCTGATGTAGAAGAAACAGTCGAAGAAGAAGATAGTGTTGAAAAAACTACTTCGGAAGAAACGAACAGCGAAGAAGACACGGACGACGAAGAAGAGACTTCGAGCAATGATGACGATACTTCTGAAGAGGAAACTCCTAAGAAAGAAAGTCGAGCTGAAAAACGTATTCGTGAACTAAATGCTAAGTATCGTGAAGAAGAGCGTAAGCGTATGGAGCTTGAAGAGCTTCTTCGTAATCGTGATAATAAAACTTCTGAACTTCCGAAAACTGGTGAAGAAGAAAAGCCAAAGTCAAAAGAAAACAACGAAGAAATTAAACCGCCCCATTGGGATGATGAAGACGCAGAAGGAAACAAGATTTATCCGTTGGGTCAATTTGATCCAAAGTTTAATTCGGACCTTGTACGTTACACCATCCGAGAAGAACAGCAGCAGTTCCAAAAACAGCAAGCTGAAAAGGAACAGGCACGTAAAATTCAGGAAGCTGAAAAAGCTGTTCAACAGCAATGGGAAGAAAAATTAGCACCCGCACGGGAGCGTTATCCCGATTTTCAGGAACGTGGTCAAGAACTAATTGACCAATTTAGCGATCTTGAACCTAATTATGCTAAGTATCTTACGGACACTATTCGTTCAATTGACAACGGGCCGGACATTCTTTATCATTTGGCTTCAAACCCTGAACTTGCAAATGAAATTGTTCGTAGAGGTCCTGCACTTGCTAGTGTGGAACTTGGACGCCTTTCAGTGCAGTTCGATACAAACGATGGGCCAAAAACAAAAAACACGTCTCGTACGAAAGTAACCAACGCACCGCCGCCTCCTCCTACAACGAGGGGAACGTCTGCACCTAAAAAGAAAGACCTCGATAATCTAGACGATTTTGAAAGTGTTTTCTTTAAAGGTAATTAATTGGTGTGATTTTCGTATGGACACAAAACTATACAAAAACTCATACGAAAGGAAATAGTCATTATGGCTACTGTAACTGTCGATCAGGCAAAATTGGTCCTTAAATCTTTTGCTGCGATCTTTCAAAATAACCTTGTCTCGAAGGACCTCGTGACTTGGAATAAACACACTGGAGAAATGAACGACCGTAATGGCCTTACTGTTGTTGAACAGGTTACTCCTGATTACTCGACTACGTTTACGGACGAGTCTGTTGCTGATCTCAGTAGTGGTGTTCAAGATACTACGTTCGGTTCCGAACAGTATCGCCTCCGCAATGTTGTGGGCACTAGCATGGGCTGGGGCGACTTCGTGAAGATTCGGGACATCGGTGATGCTCGTGAAAGCGAAGCAATCAAGGCTGCTGCTCTGCGTCTCGCACATGACATTGATGCCTACATTCTGCGCTTTGCTGCTCTTGCATCGAACAACCTTTTGGGCGATGGTTCTTCGAACGTTTCGACTTGGGATGATGTGGCCGCTGGCTACACCCGCCTTAAGCAGGAAGGTTGTGAAGACGACTCGATGCTTCGTGCAATCATGGCTTACGAAGATAAGCAGGCTCTCGGTAGGGATATTGTTGAGACCAACGTTACGGGTAACCTGACTGGTCTTGGTAATGGTGTTTATCGTAGCGGCTGGCAAGGTTCTATTGCGGGTATCCCGACGACCTTTACCCAGCAACTTCCAAGCTTTACTGTTGGTACTCGTCAGACGGCTTCGGCCTTGACGGCTGGTACAGCAGACTCGGCTGGAGCCTACGAAGACTACTGTATCTCCGGTGCTCCGGGCCAGTACCTCACTCAAATCCTTAACATGGATATTGGTGCGGGTTCTGAGACTATCGTTGATGGTGAAGTATTCACTATCGCTGGTGTCTTTGCTTGGGACAATCGGGCTAAGAAGGCGCTTCCGCATCTTCAGCAGTTCCGTGTTGTAGGTAACTTTACCGCTTCTATTGGTGCTGTTGCTCCTCGTGTTTATCCGGCAATTGTTACTTCTGGTCCATTCCAGACCGTTTCGGCGGCTCCTGAGAACACGGCTGTAGTGACGTTTGTTGGTGCGCCGGGTGCGGTTCTCAAGCCTCGTTTCCTTGCTAACAAGGGTGCTGTTTGCGTTCACACTATGGACCTCATCGTTCCGGCAACGGGTATTTCGATGCGTAAGGAGCTGACTAAGCTCCCTATGTCGGTTCGCATGTGGCAGGACTCGAAGTTTGAAACTGGCGAACACCGTGTTCGTTTCGATGTGGCTATCGAGCCTAACATCGTTGCAAACGCTCGTCGTCGTCTGGTTCGAATTAACGGTTCGTAATCTAACAATATGCTTGGGGCCTCTGCGCAAGGTAACACTTGTGTACGCCCCAAGTCTCATATTTAAGGAATAAAATATGCACGTACAAGAACGTTATTCGCCTGTTCCGGTTGCTGCTAACTCTACTGTTGTTTTGAACGGTAGTGGTGTTGGTGGCTTCCTTTGCACTACTTCTGGCACTGTTACTCTTGTTCGTAACAACGGTAATGGTAGTACAACTACTTTGGTAAGTGCAGCTGCTGTAACTGCCGGACAATGGCTTCCGCTTCCTTTTTACATCGGATCAGTAGGCGGTACTTTTACTACTGCTGGTGGTGCTGTAGGCTGTCTTGGGGTGGTATAAACAATGACTCTTATTTCAACGATTATTACGGATGCTTACCGAGAAACCAACCTTATTGCAAGGGGTTCCACGGAAACCGTAGCTGAGCAAACCGAGGCTCTTCGCCTGCTGGATCGGTATATTCAATCGTTGTTTGGTAACGAGGCAGGTGATAATCTAATGGAAGTGTTGTTTGGAAATAACAGCAACATTGACAATAGTACATATAACAATGAATTTGAAACGTTCATTACAAACTGGTTTATGCCTACAGGTTATCGGCTTAAACTAAATCTTGAACAGACAAAGACTATTAGACTTAAACCTAACCCTCAAGACGGTGCAATGTTTGGTGTTGTAGACGCCAGTAATAATCTTGCTACGTTTCCTCTTATTATCGATGGTAACGGTTCTCGTATTGAAAGCGTAACTGATCTAACTTTGAATACTAATGGTTTTGAGGGAACATGGTTTTATCGAGCAGACAGGGCAAATTGGCAAAGAGTTTCTGATTTACTGGTAACAGATGAGTCTCCGTTTCCTAAAGAGTTTGACGATCTCTTGATTATTGGCCTTGCTTTTAGGCTTGATCCTCGTAACGGCTCTGGTATTAATCAAGCTAGTGCAAATCGTTATCAAAGTATGCTCCGTAAATTTCGGGCTCGTTACTCTCAAATTCAAGAACGACCTCTTGATCGTTCTCTTTCTGATCTTGACGGAAATCAACGCCGGTATTGGAGAGGTTATAGCCTTAATGGAGAGTTTGAGCGTGGAAGTATTTTTAGATGGTAAAAGGTAAATAATAATGCAAGACCTTCCTCTTTTTCCTAGCGATTATAAAAGGCTTGTAGCTAAAGAGGCGTATATTCCTCTTATTAACCGTTTTGCAGAATTTAATCCTTCTCTTAACGAATCTAAGGTTTCTTTGATTTCTAGGCCGGGTCTTCGGTTTTTTGCAACTGCCGGAACAGGGCATGTTCGTAAGATTTTTACAGAAGCAGGGGCTTTTAATGGCGACGCTTTTGTAGTCAGTGGTAACAACCTTTATCGAGTAAATGCAACTACTGGTGTAGTTTCTGACCTTGGAGCTATAAGCACTTCTTCCGTAGGTGATGTCAGTATGGCTGCTACGTCTCCTATTGGTACTGATGTACCTAGTTATTTGTTTATTGCAGAAGGACAGGTCCTTTGGTTGTACACTGACAATGGACACGCACGAGGACAACTTCAAGCTTCTGGCGCAATAGCCAATAACGATAAAATTCAAATTGATGGTATCTATTACCAATGGACAAACGCCAGTGTTGATGCAGGGACACCTGATGGTTCTTTAAGCAATCCTTGGTTAGTCGATCTAGGTGGTAACAACTCTGAAGCTCTTACTAATCTGTTTATTGCAATTGACTCTAACGGAGAACCGGGGACTACTTATTCAACTAATCTAGTTGAAAATCCTAATGTCGAATCTTTGAGTTACGGAGCAAATGATTTATTTGTTCAGGCCAAGGTTCCGGGTGCAAGTGGAAACACTATTTCAACAACCGTAATTACAGGGGTCAATCTTTCTTGGAGTGCCACTACTTTAGAAGATGGTGGTACGGATCAACTTTCACAAGTAACTACTCCTGATGATGCTGGTGCTATTTCTGTGGCGCATATTAATTCGTTTGTTATTGTTGTTCCCGTTCAAAGCGATGATATTGGTACAGTAGGCAGGTTTTATTGGGTTGATCCCGGTGAACGAACGATTGATCCTTTGAATTTTGCAACAGCAGAAAGAAGCCCTGATCGTATTAATCAGGTAATTACTTTTTCTGATATGTTCTGGTTGTTTGGAGATAGAACCACAGAGCCTTGGGTTACTACTGGTTCTCCACAATCTCCTATGCAAAGATTTCAAGGGATTATTTTTGATAGGGGTTCGTGGGAAGGAACAGCCGTTAAAATTAGAGACAGTATGATCGTGGTAGACGAGGAAGGCGCGGTATTTATTATTAATAACGGTCAACGTCGTATTTCTAATTCAGGTATTGAAGAGCGAATTAGACGCTCTATCCAAATACAAGCTAAAAGGTCTATATAATATGAGCGTTCAATTCATGGATAACTTCTCTATTTACGGAGAGGACGAAACTATTATGTTGCAAGGAACAGCTTGGTCTGCTGTTTCTATGAGTACTTTGTTAAACGATCCTGATGGTGTATCTGGTGGAAAAGTGTTTCAAATTAAAAACTCAACTAGCTTTCAACCGTCTTTGATTGTTCCAACAGCTACAGATGTAATTAATGTAGCATTTCGTTGGTATGTAAGTACTCAACCTGAAAACTCTAGTCGTTGTCCAGATGTTGAATTTAGGGATGTAGACAATAGTGTACGATATATTGTACGTCAAACTGTAGTAGGTGGTTTGGAATTGGTCCGTACGGATGGGGCAGGCTCGGTTATTGATAACATTGAGCTTGCAGGTTTTACTACTGTAGCAACTTCTGGCGCTGTTCTTAGTAACGCTGTTTGGAACCACGTAGAGGTTAGCCTTAATCGTACTACTGGTGTTTATACTATTTGGGTAGAAGGTGTAAGTGTTCTAAATGGAACAGATGTTTCTCCGGCAACAGGAAATACCTCTATTGTCGCTTTTAGAGAAAACTGGCTTCCTTCTGCGGGTAGTTCTAATGCTAATATTTACATCAAAGATTTAGTTATTTCAGATAATAACGGAAGTGTTAACAACGCACAAATTGGTTCGGTTCAGGTTGTAACTCTTTCACCAAACGGAGATGTAAGCTCTGGATGGACTCGTAGTTCTGGTTCTACTGATTATGAACTTGTAGACGAACTTACACCAGATGATGCCAATTATATTGAAGCGGGTAGTACTCTTCCTGCGGCCAGTATTATGACACTGAGTAATTTGCCGCCAGATATTGTTGGTATTCGGGCTTTGCAAACTATGGTTCGAGCCTTGAAAACAGATGGCGGAGATGCGACCCTTAAAGTCTCTTTGGTTTCAGGTGTGGACGAAGACGCCGGAGCTACTCACGCAGTCCCTACTTCTGCTCAATATGAATGGGATATTAGCGAATTTGATCCGGCTACTGCGGCTCTTTGGACGCCCATCGCCGTAGATGCTGTAAATATTAAGATTGACAGGACTCTTTAACAATGGCTGATATTCGGGCTTCTCAAGTCCAAGTACTTGCAAGTATTTCAGAACCTTCTGAAGAAACGCGCGTATCTCAAGCAGCTTTACTTGTTGCTGAAGATTCAGACGGGGGTGATGTAAGGACTACTCAAGTTCATGTATTAGCTGCCGTAAAAGGGCGTGTAAATGATCCAGCCATCAGAGTTTGGACTGCGACGATTGATGGTCATGATTTTTATTTCTTACGTCTAGGTAATGAAGAAACCCTTGTTTATGATGTACAAACTGAACAATGGTATGTTTGGGGTGACTCTGATACTTTTTTATGGGGTGTATATACCGGAACAAATTGGGTTTCTGGTAATAAATTTGCCAGTACATTTGGTTCTAATATTCTAGTGGGTTCAGACTCTTCGGGTTCTTTGTATCTACTTGATCCTGATAAAGATAAAGATGATTCTGCTGTTGTAGGAAGGGATGCACAGGCTTTTACTCGTAGGATTACAAGTCAAATACCTGTTCGTGGTTATGACAGAATTAGTCTTTATCAAATAAATCTTCTAGGAAGTACGGGTAAACTTACTGACGAAACTCTTACTTCTATAACTTTGTCTTATTCAGACGATCAGGGTGAAAATTATACTGTAGCAGACACAATTAATATTCCGAATGACGCTTTGACAGCTAGGGCAACTTGGCTTAGTTTGGGAAGTTTTGAGCAACCGGGTCGTCTTATCCGTATTGAAGATGAAGGGGCTCTACGTCGAGTAGACTCTCTTACCATGAATTTGAATGTGAAAGAACAATAAATGTCTTTTAATGATATTAACCAGATGTTTTCTATTGTTGATCCTCAAACAGGAAAACCTACTGATTATTTGATGAGATTACTTAGAGACCGTGGAATAGACGTAACTAACATAGAAGATGTTGTTCAGGTTCTTCAAGAAGATGTAGACGCTATAAAACTAATTCTAGACGTTATAAATGGTACAGTTTTTACTGCTGGTACAGGACTTGAAGGGGGAGGCGTTCTAGGGACTAACGACCCCATTGAGTTTGATTTAGAGAATACTGCAGTTACTCCCGGTAGTTACACTAACACTAATCTCACGGTAGACGCACAAGGCCGTATTACGGCTGCTGCTAACGGAGCCGGTGGTGGAGGGGGGTCCTTATCCTTAATCAGCACAGTGACCACATCAGCTTCACAGGCAACAGTTACGTTTTCCAGTATTCCGGGAACATTCAAAGATTTGATATTGGTTGTGAACGCGAGAGGAACCGCATCTACGACAGCGGTAAATGTCCTTTTGAGAATGAATGGAGATACCGGAGCAAATTATAGTTATGAACGGATTAATCCTTTTGGGTCGGCTTTTGCCGCCGCAGGCACATCAATGGAAGTCGCCACTATAAACGCTGCTACAGCTCTTGCCAATAGGGGTACTTCTTTTGAGGCCGCAGTATTTAATTATGCTGACACACTATTTCATCGACAGATGACTTGTTTTCAATATATGGGAATAACCAACACCGCATCAAATTTCTTTCAAACCTCCACAGGAGGCTTCTGGAACAACACTACCAATGCAATAACCCAACTTGACTTGCTTCTTTCTTCGGGTGCATTTGTGGATGGCTCAATCGTCAGCCTGTATGGCAGAGGGTAACCTTAATTGAGAACTTATAATTTAGATAAAATAGAAAAAGCAGTTTCTCAATACTCTGAAGAAATTGTTGGATTTAACCCTTTAAAATGGGTTAGTAATCTTAATAACGTTGCCTTGATTAATAACAACGACGACGTAGCATTGTTTGAAAGGCAATATTTAAACCCTAAAAGTGTTTGTGGCCACTACTTCTTCTTCTCTCGTGGTAAGAAAGCGTTAATTGCTGCCAAAGAGTTTCTTAAAGAAATCTTTAAAGATGAATACGATATAGAAATTATATTAGGACTAACACCTACGGATCATAAAGGGGCTCTTTGGATGAACAAACAATTAGGTTTTAAAAATCAAGATATTATCGAAGGTGTCACAGGCCCCGTACAGTTGGTAATGATGACCAAACAACAATGGAAAGAGGATAACGTATAATGGGTGCTATTTTTGGAGGAAGCAAAAATTCTGGTCGTTCTGAGAACAGGGCGTATGGGGATCTTAATCAAGCGTTTAGTCCTTTGTTTGGACAGGCAACTAGCGCAGCTAATAGTTTGTCTCAATTACTGGGTGGCGATGCGACCGGGTTTAATGCGTATAAAGACGCTACGGGCTTTGATGCTCTAACTGAGCAAGGTTCGCGAGGTATTACTAATAACGCGGCTGCTCGGGGTCTCTTGCGCTCGGGCGCTAGCGGTAAGGCATTGTCCAACTACGGCAACACCATGCAGAACCAGTTCTCTAACAACTATATGCAACAGCTTTTAGGTCTTGGTGGTATGGGCCTTAACGCTGGTCAACTTGTTGGCAGTGCTGGCGGTGTCTCTACGCAAAAAGGCAAAAGCAAAAACGGTCTTGGTGGTCTAATCGGTGGGGCTCTTAGTGGCGGGATGATTGGAGGATAATCATATGAACCCTTTATCTTTACTTTTTGGACAGCAATCAGCCGCCCCTATGGCTGGAACTGCAAGTAATCCTCTTGAAGGAAACCCTATTGAAGTGACTGGTCAAACAGCACAAGATATTTATGAAGACTTTACGCTTAACAATCGGGATGCTATCCTAGAAAGAGATAGTGCTGCTAATGAAGGGGCTGAAGCTTCTGATCGTAGCGGTATTTTTGGAGCTAAAGGAACTCTTCGAGATATTCTTGGAGTTCTTGGTGATGCTTTCCTAATCCAAAGCGGCAACGCTCCCATGTATGCGCCTCGCAGACAACAAGAACGTATGTCTGATGCTATGGCAGGTTTTACCCGTGATCCTATTGCTGCGGCTGAAAGAGCTACCGGGGTAGACGCAGGTTTTGGTACAGAGTTTTTTAACAACGTACAAGGTTCTCAAATTGCCGGTCAAAATGCTGAAACACAAGCTCGACGAGCGGCTACAGGTAATGCTGATCTTGCACGTAAAACGTTTAACGATGCATTAGCAACGGCTTCTCAAATGATGGCTACTGCTGTCTCTTCTGGTGATCCTACTCTAATTGCACAAGCTACTCAAGGTATTGAGCTTTTGGCTCAGCAAACAGGAGTACCTGTAGAAGCTCTTATGGCTGGCGTCGATCCTCGTCTTATTGCAGGCCGTGGAGCTACAGTAAGTCAAAACCTTCGTCTTCCTCTTGAGGAACGCAGGGTTAGTGTTTCTGAAGGACAACTTGATGTTGCTCGTCAACGGGCTGAACAATACGCTCGTTCGCTTGATATTCGGGAGGGAAGTGAACGTTGGGATAGGCTAATGGACGCCGTAGGTGTTGGACAAGACGCTATGGTAGAAGAGGGTCGAAATCGTAGAGCAGCCGAAGGCTCTCGTGGTGGTCGTCGCCCTAGAGCTTCAACTACTTCTCCTGTTTCGGGTTTACAAATTCGACCAGTTGGTCAATAAACAAAGGTAACTAAATGCCTAATATTTATGAGATTACTGATCCATCTTCCGGTAAAACTTACCGTATGGAAGCAGATGATGGTATTACTCAGGAACAAGCTCTAGAACAGTTTCAATCTATTCCTCAAGAGGAATGGAATGCTTTTGAGTATTCTCCTCCTGTGGCACCAGAACCTACCGCTGCTCCTACAACGACTAATCCCCCTGTAGCTACTGCTGGGGCTGTGCCTAACGAAAGTATTGGTACATCAACAGTGGTTGATAAACTTACCGGAGAGCCCTACGTTCCAGAAGAACCTTTGACACAACAGGAAATAGAACAACGTGCTACGGGTAAAGTAACTATTTCAGCAGATCATTATAAAATGGGGATGGATAATCTGTTTGATTTTTCCCCTACAAATAACACTCTAGCTGATGTAGACAGAGAAGTTCTGAGGGAAATGGCTAATGACCCCACTGTTCCTTTGAAAAGTCTAAATATTTTTATGCAGGAAAGGGGTGTGTTACCTTTTTCTCAAGAACGTCTTGATGAAATTGCTAAGGCTCGTGAAGAAGGTATTCTTTACGGTTCTGTTGTACAAGAGAACCCTGTTCAAGATTTAGTTGATACAGAAGCTTTAGCTGTAGAATATTCTGCTGAAGAAACTGGTGGAGACAACTGGTTTGCACAAATCAGCAGAAGTATTACTGAAGGATGGGCTGATCCAGCTTCTCTTGTCAACTATCTTAGTCGTAGTGGTGCTGATCTATTTGACGTTTATCAGGATGAACTTAAAGAGAAATTTCCTGATGCTACACCTGAAGAACTAGATCAATTAGAAGACATGTATATTGCTTGGGAAGCTCGTAAAATAAGCGAAGCGGCCCAACTCGGCGTATCTAAAGATGATACAATACCTTGGCTAGTAGGGCAGTTTCTTGCTATTGAACCTTACGATCTTATTCCCATTGGTCGGGGCGCAAGCGCCGCCCGTAAAGCATCTCGCTTTGCTGAAGTCTCTGGTAAAAGAGCAAGAGATGTGGCTCGTGGTGCTATTGTAGATACAAGTGTAGCTGCGATAGGTGATGTTGTTGGTCAAGGTCTTGCTATGGCTGATGGCGCTCAAGATGAGTTTGATCCCCTGCGTACGGCAGCTAGTGCTGCTCTTACCGGGGCTCTTAGTGTTGGTCTAAATGCCATCGGACGAGAAGCTGGTAGGTCTGTACGACCTTCTTCTATTGATACTACTCCTTCAGGTTTTAGAAATAGCGAAGTAGAACTACCAGATAGTAGCCTTGCCAGAAACTCTGAACAGTACCGTACGCAACTTAGTGATACCTCAGCTAGTCTTCAGACCCGTGCCACTGAAATGGCAGGAAGGTGGTCTAATGCGCCTAGCGAAGTAAGTGTTCTCTCAAGGTTCACTGAAGAAAATGCGCCGGGTATTGACTCTAAAGCTCTTGGTGTGTATACCGAGGATGGTCGTGTACTTTTAAATACTGACGCCATTATACGTCAAGCAGAACGTCGTAACGTATCTGTAGAAGCTATGACTGACAGTGTTATGTTCCACGAGGCTCTTGGTCACCACGGTCTTACACAGATGTTTGGGGGCCAACTTGACGAAGCTCTTGACGTGTTTTATACACGGGGAGCAGGTGAGTTTAGAGATGTTGTCGATACATGGATTACAAAAAACCCAAAGGCCTATGCTGATGGGGACCCGAACGGTATTTACTCTCGGGAAGACTATCAACGTATTCGGGCTACGGAAGAAGTTCTTGCTGAGTGGTCCGAAAAAGATGGTAACATTGTTCGTGACTTCTACGACGTAATTGCTAATCTCGTAAAGAACACTGCTCGTCGTATAGGTGTCGACTTTAAGTACTCTAGCCGAGAGGTTAAGAGTATTCTTGCTGTTTCTCAAGAGAATGTACGCAGTGGTAATCCGACTGCTGAAGTGCCGGGTGTCGTAAAGAACGCTACGGTTTATCATGGTAGCGGAACCGATTTTCATCGTTTTGACCACAGCTTCATGGGTAGTGGAGAAGGACAACAAGTTTTTGGTTGGGGGACTTATTTAACTGATGTCAAGAACATTGCTGAAGAATACCGAAGCAAGTTTAGTCGTCAAGACACTTCTTTTGGTGGTCGTCGTGGGCCTATTTGGCAACTACGCGATATTGCAAAAGCTAAAGCTGAAGAAGCAGGTTTAAGCGAGGGAGCTATAGACGCATTAGACTCAGCTTTTTCTGTTAAATCTCAATTCTACCCTGACAGGGAAATCACAGGTCGTACGGTCTATGACAATTTTCTTGCTACTGTAGAAGACCCTGATTGGCCGCAGATGCCTCAAGAATTTCGAGACTCTCTTGATGAAGCTGCTAAATTTGTAAACGACAATTACAAAGTAGAATATTCTGGTAAAGTTATGGAGACAGAAATTCCAGACGACGCCAAATGGCTCGAATGGGAAAACCCTCTTAGTGAACAACCTGAATTTCGTGAAGTTCTTAAAAAAGCAGGAATTAATATAATTCCTGATGAAGAGTTTCATAAACTTAATGTAGAGTATGCTCAAAAGTTTGCTGAGCATCAAAAAGAAGGGAGTAACGCCCAAAATGACTTTCTTCCTGAAGTAGAGCAAGATCGAGCTTTTCGAAGAGTACAAGAACTTGCACCTGAAGTACAGGCTTTGCGAAAAAAGCTTGAAAACGTCGTAGGTGACGAAACCGACGGTCGAGATATATATGCAGCTCTAAGTGAGAAACTTGGAGGAGATGAAGCTGCATCTAAGTTTCTTCGAGACAACGGTTTCACTGGTAACAGGTATCTTGCGAACAACCTTCACCATAACCAACCACGTAAGAACGACGGTAGTGATAAATTCAACTACGTGGTTTTTGACGACCAGACCCCTAAGATTGTCAATAAGTACATGAGGGGTGACGATCCTATCGACCCTACTGAACTTACAGCAGAAGACCTTGTAGCTTCGGAAGATGCTTTGAAGCTTCTTGAAAGGGTTACTCGTAACTATCAACCTACTCCTGTTGAAATTGATTCTGTTGTTCAGGATTTAACTGCCCGTAACGTACAACCTAATCAAGTAATTCGTTTAGCTCAAATTAACCCCGGAGAACTTGTTAAACGTAGACTGCGTTACGATATTGCTGCTCAAAAACTTAACGAACGTGCGCTGGACATAATGGAGGATATACGAACTAAAGGTTTTACACCTGAAAAAGAATTTGAACTTATCAAAACAGAAGATACTTTGGAAATAATTGCGGAAAGTGCTTTTAAACTAGAGAGTGAATTTGCTCGGGCTCTTAACGCAAATAAAAGGATGGTTTGGACTCGTAATAAAGCGAATACACTAAAAGAGTATCTAAAGAAAACAGGCCGAGAACACCTTAGCGATCCTGAAGAATTTCTCAGGTATATGCAAGGCAGAAAAGAAGCCCTTGAAAAAGATATAAGAAATAGCAACGGAGAATATTACAAGATACCTCTGCTTGGCCGAAGTGTACCTCGTAGTTGGTTATCAGTGACTAACTTCCCTCGTGCTATTATGTCTTCTATGGACCTTTCTGCTCCTCTTAGACAGGGTTTGACTTTTGTAGGGAATCCTGAATGGGTTCGTAGTTTTATTACTATGTTTTCTATGGTTGGTAAATCAGGTAAACGTAACTACGATTACTTGATGAAATCTATTGGGCAACGTGATACCTACGACCTTATGTTAAGGGCTCGTTTGGCTTTCTCTGATCTAGATGGTAAGCTATCGTCGCGAGAAGAGGATTTCCAAAGTGATCTTGCTCGTAAGGTTCCCGGTGTTAAATGGTCAGAGCAAGCTTATTCTGGTTTTCTTAACAAGCTTCGGGCCGATATGTTTGATAAGTATATTGAAAAATTCAAAGGTCTGAAAGATAAGGACGGAAACCCGTATATTAAAACAGACGCAGATGGCAATATACTAAAAGACAAAGACGGTAATCCTGAAATAGACTCACAACTTCTGTTAGACCTTGGTAGGTTTATTAACTCTGCCACAGGCCGTGCTGAACTTGTAGGGGGTCTAAAAAGCATGGCTCCTCAGCTTAATACTGTTCTATTTTCTCCTCGTCTTATTCAGAGTCGAGTAAATATAATTGCATATGCTCTTCAAGCAGATAAAGCAGCAGCAGCTATTAATGGAAACTTTGCTGCTCTTAATCCTATAGTGAGAAAAGAATTGTATAAAGAACTATTTAAAATGGGAAGTATTGCTGCCCTTACTATGGGCGCAGCTATTATGATGGTTCCTGATGCAGAAGTAGAGATAGACCCTCGTAGTTCGGATTTCCTTAAAATAAAAATAGGAGATACTCGTTACGATATTCTTGGAGGGTATGGACAATATTTAACTTTTGCAACACAGTATGCTTTGTGGCAAGCAAATCAAATTGGCATTACAGATATAGACGAAAAGAAATCTGCTAGTACTGGTAAAACAAGTAGAATTGAAAAGACCAATATCCCTTATTCTGAAAGTATGTTTGATAGGACTTGGCGTTTTGTTAGGGGTAAACTTTCTCCTGATGCTAGTTTTGTAGTAGACGCGCTAGACGGTGAAAATGTTATTGGAACACCTTTCAAACTAAATCCTTTTGATTCTGAAAGCGTTATTTTCCTTGATCCGGACAGCGCTACAACCAGCCGTATCATGCCTATGCACTGGCAGAGTATGGTCGAAGCTGCTAATGAAGAAACAGGATTTTTCGAGGCAACTTTAAAAACTATGCCGGGTCTCTTTGGGGTAGGTATAAGTACATACGGAAACAGAGCGACAGACCCGGAACAACGTCTTGAAGTAAGTCGTGAATTTTCCATGAAAGATGCTGTTCCCGGCTCTTATGAAACAGTAAACATAGATGAAGAGGGTGTTGTTACTCTTTCTAAATCAACACATGAACAATGGGAAGGTACGGTAAATAACTACTTTAAACAGCTTGTTGAAATTTATGCTTCAGAAACAGGACAAGCTTGGGAAAACCTTCCAGACGAAGCAAAGAAAGAAATAATTGAAAACGCCAAATCTGATGCTAGAAAGTATGCTAAAGAAGATATGCTTGAAATCATCTTTGAAGATTAAAACGCTAACCATGAAAGGTTCATTTTAAAATGCGTACCTCGAATATATTATTTAGTCAAGGGCAAACTTTGGCTTCAAAACAAGAAATGTTTAGGGAAGGAGCTATGTCTGTGCCACCTGCTACTGTAGCTACTATGACTCTGCTTGGAGTGTCCCTAGAGAATTGGGTACTTATCCTAACATTGGGTTGGTTAACTTTTCAAATTATTTGGTTTATTTATCTAAGAGTAAGTGATGTTATTATTGCTATTGAAAAAGCAAAAGAAGAAAGAGCCCTACGTCTTCTTGAAAAGATTGAACAAGAAGTAAAGAAAGAACAACAGAAAGATGGCTAATAAAAAAACAATAGCCGGTATTGTTGTTATTGGTTCTCTTGCTATTTCTGTTCCTCTTATTGCAGAATGGGAAGGTAAACGAAACGACCCGTACCGGGACATCGTAGGGGTATGGACAGTCTGCTACGGTGAAACTAATGTTCCTATGAGGAGCTATAGTGATGAAGAATGTACAGCAATGCTACGAGAGTCTGTTAGTATTTATCAAGCAGGAGTTCTCAAGTGCACCCCTACTCTTGATGGCCGACCTTATCAATTGGCTGCTGCCACTTCTCTTGCATATAACATTGGCTCTCGTGCTTATTGTCGAAGTACAGCAGCCGTAAGGTTCAATCAAAAGGACTTTGCTCGTGGTTGTGAAGCTATTACATGGTACAACAAAGCGGGAGGGCGAACCGTAAGAGGTCTTGTTAATCGCCGCAAAGAGGAGTACAAGATATGCATGACTGGCTTGTAAGCGGTCTAGGAATTTGGGCTCGCATTAAAGACTATGTATTCATGGCTACGGCAGTAGCTCTTATTGGTATGACTGTCAACTGGTACATCACTGATAACAAACTTGACAACGTACGTCTTGAACTTAGGGCAGAAGAAGCTGGGCGTCTTGCTGACCGAGAAGGTTATCGTAGGGCTCAGGCTGAGTACGAAGCAGAACAACTGGCCGAAAAGGCTCGAATTGAAAGGGAAAACAATGAACGTATGCGAAAAGCTGATGAAGCTTACAACAGTCTCGTTGCTGAGTATCGCGCTAATCTCGTGCGCTGGCAACGGGATAGAGCCACTAGAGGTACGAACAGCGGAAGCAATTTGCCCGCTGCCCCCAATCCCTCCGAAAGCTCTAACCGATCCAGTGAGCGTACCGGAGTTCCTACAAAGTATTCCGAATATGTCGCAATAAGCCCGGAGGATGCGGATGTCTGTGCAGTAAATACCGCAAGACTAAAAACCGTACGGGAATGGGCTTTAGAGGCGCTTAACCAACAACCATAATAAAAATATAAAAATAAACAAAAAGGCCCGCTAGGATATTCTCCCGGCGGGCCTTTTGTTGTGACTACTGTAAAAAATTAATTATATATATTTAGCAAGCTTACTTTGAATTTCCTGAATATCAATACAATACCATTCTTCGTGTTTACCGCTAGTCATTGGGTTTTCAGGGTGAACATAGGCCGAAAGAATGTATCCATTCTCGATACTACGAATTTGAACATTACCCATCATAATTACTTTCTCCTATAGTTACAACCTCGCATACATTTCCTGTGCAAGCGAGTTCTTGTGATGCCGTAGTGTGATCTGTCTTCTCATATTCTTTGAGAACGCTCCAATCTACAATTACAGGTGGGTGAAGTTGAACCCAATCGTTCCATTCTTCTTCTGTAAGTTCTTGATATGGTGCCTGTTTATATGATCCTCCATCATACGGTAGGAACGAGACACCTGAGAGACTCTCAAAGTTCTCATATACCCACGCCCCGACCTTTGGCCATTCATTTTCCTTGACGTTGATTGTGGCAGAGGGTTTATGTTCACACCAATGATCTTGAAGAGTTTTCCAAAGATCGAGTGCTTCAATAGAAGTTTGGTCATGTCGGGTTACGCTATTCTCCGGTGTTTTAATTGGAAAGTAAAATACTGTAGTGGTATCTCCTTTCATTACGCACGGTTCACTATAAACTCCCTGATCTTTGAGAAACTGTGTAACAGGGTCTTTGTTATCAGCCCTAACAGTTCGTAGGTAATATGGAGCATGGCGAGTATGTAGACCGCTAGCAGAATTAACAAGCTGGCTAACAGTTCCAGAGGGTTTAACACAAGTGACTGCAACGCTTTGGTTAATCCCGAGTCGTTCTGCCCATTCCTTGTTTGTGTCCACTGCGGTTTGTCGAAGCTCATCAAGAACTTCTGGTCGTCCAACAAGGTCGAGATTATCGCAGATACCCGTAAGCGAAACACCAAGTAGTCGTTCTTCATTGCACGTATCCTGCCATTTCTTTCTTAAGTATTTGAAGTTGGTGAAAGTAGACTGAATAGTTCCGAGGATTGTAGCAATTCTAACCTTTCTAGTAAGATTTTCCAAAGTATCTTCTGCTCGGACAACAACCTCAGTAAGGTTGCAGAATTGAAATGGTCGCAGGATAATTTCACTGCAAGGGTTGGTCCCCCACTCTGTGTTGTTACTGACATCGGTTCGTTTAATTACTTTCAAGGTATTTCACCGCCTTTCTTAGCAGGTATTCGTTTTTATCAACATATTGAGAAATCGTCGGACTCTTTGAGTTCATACGCGAATCCTTCTTTACCATTAATAACAACCTTATCAAATGGTTTCAGGGTAATTTTACCTTCATTAGTCTCTAAGATAATTTCTTTTACGTCGCGTCGCCCATTGCGTCCTGCAATTCTTTGACAAGCTGCTCGCGAGAAGAAACCGGGCTCTCCTGACTTACTTTGGTATAATTCATTCCATTTTTCCATAAAGAAACCAACATCAGGTCTACGGTTTTCGTAAACCGCACTATTATTAGCAAGAGCCCGATGAGGATTGTCATACCACCAAGCGCCAAACTTGGATTTAGACATACGGTCATCTGTGCAATCAAACAAAGAAATCATTGCCGAACGACGAACACCACCGACCACAACAATGTCTGCAATCTTACACATGATGTCATGACATTCTACTGAAGTCAGTCTACGGCCTGCTGCCTTTCGAAAGAGGCTAATACAAAATCGGAACAAATCTTCAAGAGGTTCTGGCCCACTCGCCCTTCCTCCAAAAGTTTTAAGTCGTTCTCCGGCAGGTCGCACGTTAGATACGTCCCATCGGGGAATTTGGCCTGCAATAAGAAGAGAGATGAGTTCTCTAAAAGACTTAGACCACCCTTCTTTACTATCTGCAACTCGAATAGTTGTTTCGGTTTCTTCAAACGTCTCACTGATCCGAGGAAGTTGGTCAATGTATTTACTTTCAACACTATATCCTACTCCTGTTCCACACATGAGAATATACATCGTTTCGTCAAAGCTACGAGGACTATCTACGGGAAGATACGCACAGTTGTAAGCAGGTACATGACAACGGTCCATAGCTGGGCCAGCAGTCATAAGAGCCCGCATAGAGGGCATTACTTCTAGATTGTAAATAGCAGAATACAACTCTTCAAGAGGTAGCTCTTCATCTACTTGATTATTATAATAATTTACAAGACGTTCGACTGTTTCTTCCCAATCTTCTCGGCGGCTTTCTTCTTCAATCCATTTGGCATATCGGCTCTTGTAAATAAATTCTTCATAACTAGATGGAAATGGATTATTATTCATTACTGTCCTTTGCTTTGCTTAAGGGCTTGTGAAAACGAGTTTACAAAATTCAACCAAAAGTTTGGATCAGAGAGAACACGATCACAAAGCATAGTTTCATTCTCATCTTCCAGTTCCATTACAATATTACGAGTACCATCGTAAAAAATAATCAACTGTTCGGCATCATAGTCGATAGAAAATACTGCGGCATTATCAATATAGGTTTCACCTTCATCACTTTCATCAAAAAGAAAGGGGGCTTCTTCATCAGTCATAATCATCAATCTCCGGTTGTGTTGAGTTTTTCTTTTTATTAGGCACAACTCGTTGCCTATATTTTTTAGTAGCTAGGTCGCGAGCTATTTTATTACGCCGCCTCTGTTTGGCGTCCAGATACTTTCGTTTCATCGTTTGTAATCCGTTGGTACTCAGTAAGAAACATTCTACGAGCCATATAAGGAGGCATTCCTTGGGCTTTTACTTTACGTGTAGCTCGTAGGTCTTGGTGCCAAAGCTCATCTTTTACTCCGTTGTTTGCAACGTCTTGTCGCTCCTGCCAATACATTCTCTTGTCTGCTTCATGGATAGTTTTATCCATAGGGTAATTTAATCCAAAATAACTGAAGAGTGCCTTTTGAACGTTTTCTTCGATTTCTTTGTAGGTTGGCAGCAGCTTTTTGAGGGGGCTTGATACGTCTCCAAGAAAAGCTTCGCTTGCGTCATGGAGCAGAGCAGCAAGACGAAGGTTACTAGGAACAATACGAGAAACAAGAACACTGTGTTCAGCGACGGAATAAAAGCTGTTGACGTGACCAGTATAGCGACAAAGATTGCTAAGGCTAGTTGCAATTTCGTTGATGTCATATTCGTATTCCTCGGGTCGTAGAATGTCAAAGTATTGGCCGGTGAGAGTCGTGATAGATGATTCAGTCTGCCGGGGCATCTTGAAGCTCCATTTCCCTTAGCATCAGTTCGAGTCGGGCGAGCGCTCCCCATGCGGTGTGGGCAGCATGTAGAAGTCCACTATCAGGGTCCAGAACTTCGCCTGATCCCTCTGCGATAACGTGGCGTACCATTGCATCAGTGTAACGATTAATCCCGTTGTCAACTGCTTCCCATCCGTTCCAGTCGTATTTAGCAGCTCCGAAAGCGGAGACTCCTGCAACTGCGCTAATTGCCCGAGGGAAGTAAGAAATTGCCCCCCGATATACTGGAGTCTTTCCGGCGTCATATTTGATTGCGCCCGTACCAACTTTTTCTTGCGGGTCATTAGTTGCCTCGTTTTTATACGTTGAAGTCATCGGGACGGGGGCCTTTCCATTCTTTTTGTTTACGTTCAAATTCTTCTAGGGTGAGCCCTTCGAGTTCTCCTTCTTCTCCCAACCAGAAGTAAGCGTTACTCAAAATATTTTCATTATCATTCTGTTTCGTCATAATCAGTACTTTCTGTTTCTTCTTCAATTTCATCAATGTTAAGAAGTTCTTTCAGTTCAGGTAGGTATTCTTCAATTTGGTCTTCAAAAGCCCAACAAAGTTCTTCTACGGAAATATCAAGTATCTCCAACATTTCATATGCTTCAAAACGGTCTTGCATTAGTTTGTATAGTTCTTCTTTACTCATTAGACTTGATCTTTTGCTGAGTTGTCTTGAACCACGATCCACAAGAGGTACACTGATGCCGTTGCCACTGATAAATGCGGGTAAAGTAAAAACCTCGCCGCTGAGTGTGCTTTGAGCCGCACGTAGGGCAGGCTTCCGGGGAAGTGAAACCAAGTGACGGGTGATTAGGGATATATCCCTTGAGTTTTTCATATACACGTTCCGTTAGTACTACATCGCCTTTACAATACTCTTCCATTTTCTGCTGAGCATCGCGGTCTCCATTCATTACTTCAATCCACAGACTGAAACCTTGATGTTTAACCTTTTGACCAACACCAAGACGTTGAGCAACATAGTCCAGTTTCTTTGAAATGAACTTAGTGTTGTTACGAACGAATTGAAATAGATCAATATGAGTTACAGGAGCCGGAGCAGGTAGTTCATTTTCGATAAAAGCAGACATAAGATGTTTCATGTCAAACTTCTTACCGTTATAGGTGATAATTGCGTTTGCTTCGTTGAGTAGTTCAAGAACGTTCTCAAGCATACCTCGTTGACCGTGTTCCCAATCAGAGAACATCATTACTTCATCTTCACCTACCCACTTACACCCTACACAAAGAATACCGTGTGGTTCTTTAAGGCGGTCATTGGGAATGTTTTCTTTGAAGAGACGCCAAACATACGCAATAGCTGGTTTAGTTTCAATGTCCAATATTAACATTTTAGGTTTATTCATTATTATACCACTCCTCTGGAATACTTTCTTCACTGTACATGAAACCATGTTTTTCTGCCCATTGCCAATACATCATTGAGTTCGGGCTCTTAGTGAGTCGGTTATTAGCTCTTTGAAAAACAAACCGTATGTCCAAGTCTTTATTATCTCGTTTAACTTGAAGCATTTTTCGTCTATCTCTTGGGGAGAGGTATCCTTTACATTCAACAAGAACTCCGTTCGGTAATCGGAAATCGGGTACGTAGACGGAGGGTGTAATGTAACGGACAACAGGACTTGATGGTTCGTATTCAAGCTTTCGTTTATGTCTTTGAGCGTGTTCATATACGTTCTTTTCAAATTTACTCCTGAATTTCATAATATTAATCAAAACCTTCTATAGGGTCGTCATAAAGAACCATTACCAGTTCAGCAGGGGCGGCTTGTTCAGGGGCAAAGAACATAATAACAGGAATTTCAACGTGCATAAGAAGAGACCTAAGACCGTTAAGATCAGAAATTTCTATATAAGAAGCCCTTTCTTCATGGTCTTGATTTATGTCACTTGCCTTTCGTACGATTGCTTTAATTCCGGGCGGGGGACTGACAGGATTCTCATTAATCATTGAGTTCATACTTATCTTTTACCTCAAAAACATCAGGAACCCTTACCACAGTTGTTAGAAAACGAGGTCGACCACTATAAAGGAATGTACGAAGACCCGGCCAACAGGTTTTCTTATAGGCGCAATAGGAGCAAGCTGTCCCTAACTTTCTGTTACCACTCTTACCATCGGGCTCGTCAGGATAACATCTTTCAGGCGGTTCATCACTGGCTACAATTTCCCGTAGGTGTTCAATGCGTTCGGCTGGTTTGAAGTCGTTGATAATTGACCAAGAAAGAGTGGTAATGCAAATATCACCTGCAACTTTGTCAAAAGCAATCCATGCAGCATCTTTTCCGGGGTTTAGTACCGTCGAATAAGAAGAAAGCTGTTGGACGTATCCAAACGGATCATCTTCTAGAACTGAATTTTCTTGGAACTTTTTGTATCCGAATGGGGAGGCGGATTTGACATCGACGACGACACCATCAACGACAGCATCAATGTGCCCCTTGACACCGTTGACTTCAAGTTCTTCTTGAGTTCGTTCGACAGTATGGCCACTCTCTTTTGCGAGGAATAGGAGGAGGAGTTCAATTGTATCTCCATATAGGAATTTAAAGTAGGTTTTCGGAGTCATTGGTTCAGCATTTTCCGCTTGACGGGCGGCATACCAAAACTTACGGTCAGGTTGACCAATACCCGACATACGAAACGGATCGTTACCTTGACGTTCACGTAGCCGGGTCCGTAGAAGTTGTTTAAACTCTTCGCCTGCCCACTCTACGTTGTCCTCATTTACCTCATGATCGGTCGTAGGATCGAACAACGCATATATGTCATTAGGAAGGTTCTTTAGGTCGGCCATGGTTAACTGGTTCCTTTGCTGGTTTAAAATGCCATTGCTCGTTTTGCAGTGTTATTTCCTTAGGGAGGTACTCTACGAACTCTTTATCGTAAGCAATTCTATAAGCGTCTGCCATTGTTCCGTTTGACGGTACGTCTACATAGACATGTCCACGTTCTGTTTGAGTTACTTTACGAGTATACCTTAGTTTTACTCTTAGGGTTTTTGTTGTCATTATTATTCCTATAAGATAAAAAATGAGCAGTTTAGGTCGGACTTACTCAGGTCCTGTTAATATTATTAGTCGATAGGAATATCATCATCCAAGTCATCAAGACTTACAGATTCTCCACTCTTACCGGCAGGATTAGCACGAAGACCAGAGAGAAGGGCAATCTGACGTTCCTGCTCCTTAGCCTTTTTAAAGAACTCGTCATCTTCGTTGATAGGTTCAAATTCCTGAGATGTATAAGGCACAAGATCAAGAACACGAATAGAACGAGGATAGATACCTTTAAACTTACCCTTACCGTTATCAATAACTACGAACTTGACATCTGCAACTGTTTCATTACCGAGAAGAACATCTTGCGGCCAAGGGTTGTTATGAATATCCAAAACTCGTACGGGGTTATTAGGACTACCATCGTTGCGTTCAGCACGTTGCTTAAACGTCAAAAACTTTGCTCCGTCGTAACGAGGTTCGCCATCAGTGTTCTCAGCCGAACGCAGCCGATCACCTACACCAAGACTCTTAAGCTCCTTAGCGGCATTGTCAGGGTCGTTAGGGATGAAATCAAACTTCCACTCTTTACCGTCCTTAGCGTAGTTAGGGACAGGTTCACCGAGAACCTTAGCGTATTGAAGTTTACCACGATAAACCAATGTAGTAATATTATCAGACATATTTAAATTTTCCTTTCAAAAGGTAATAATTGGTAATTACCATTATAAAGAATATTTCTTTCTATCCTTTATAAGAGTATTATACCAGAGTTTGTGTCAAAAGTCAAGAACTATTTTAACTTTTTACACTTCTATGGTAAAAGGTTTCCAGTTAGGGTTTTCGCCGGGGTATCCACGAGGATTACACACCACCCGAACTCCGTTTACGATCTTGTCAGCAAACGCATGAGTATGCCCATGACACCACACGAGAATTTGTTCAGAAAATTCTTGAATCAAATCTTTCATGTAAGGGTTATGATACCATTCATTAGTAATTTGACCTTCAAATTTAGGATCAAGAGTTTCTGTACAAGGAGCAGTGTGGGTAACTACAATACCTTTGTACTGAAAATCTTTCCACTCTTTAAGTTTCTGATGAATAGAACAATAATTCATATACGCACGATTGTTTACGGCCTCTTTAGTAAGTAAACATCTCTTGCTATCATTCATGATATTGAGCCACAACTCTTCTTCTGTCACCAGATACCATCCGTTACGGAGAATTACAGGTACACCTTCAAATTCACCATTACCCGGAAAACGTTCACGAAATCGTGCAGCAGTTTCTTCAGCGACTCGATTTTGAGATATGTTACTATAATGTTCGTGGTTGCCATCACAAGCTAATACGTTGAAACCTTTACGTTTTAGTTTATCAAGAAACTTGAGACCTTCAAGACCATTAGACGTATCTCCTGCAACAATTATGTTTTTTTCTAAAAGTTCGAATGGGATATTTTTTTGAGGGAAGTCTAAATGTAAATCAGACATTAATGAAAATTTCATTTTTTATTCCTTAGTGTGTTTCTGCCCAAGTTTTTCCTACTTTGCTGTCGCAATCTATTGGCAACCTGTAAGCAAAACGCTCCCCAGCAGCACGGAAAGCGCGAGGAAGAACATTACTTCTGAGGGGATCAACATGTTCGTTGAGTGTGTCGTATTGATGTTCGTCATGAATATCTCCAACTTTAAAAGAATCTAATTTATCTCGTACGCACATTTGTCTAATATAAACAGCAGCTTGTTTCATTATTCGATTTTCGTCTCCTTGGAGCAGATACCCAAGCCTTGTGTGGTTTTGTCGCACGAGGATTGGAGTTCCGTCACAAAGGACAATTCTTCCAGTTCTCTCCACCTGTCGTTCAAGGTCGATAAGTAGTCGTTCAAGTCCTGGGAAATTGCCAATAAACCGTCGTTTAAGTTTACGGCCATCTTGCGCCGTTCCCCCAACGATTTCCCCGATTTTAGCGTCTCCTGCTCCCAAGAGGAAAGCATAGATAAAAGTTTTTGCTGTAGGACGATCTCTAATACCGCCAATCTTTTGGTTGTAAGTGTGTGGGTCTCCATTGACCACTGCCTCCATAAATTCAGGATTGTTTAGATGATGAGCAAGTACTCTTAACTGAATACCTTTAGCATCCACGCCAACGAGAGAACGATTAACAGGGTCACTGCAAGTCCACAAATCTCTCGCTTCGTAAGTGTAAGCTCCTTCTTCCCCACGTAAAGGCCGACCATCTTTTGAGAGCCGTACGGCAGGAATGTTAGCAGTGTTGGGGTTAGAATGGCGATAACGAAGAGTGTTAGCCAACCATAGATTTCCATGTATTCTTCCAGTTTTGTCGTTATAATTATCCATCCAAGTGTTTAGCATAGTTGCACGAGAGTTATAATCTAACCACTTGGCGATTAGTTCAACTTCCTTCTTTCCACTCTCTTTTACGTACTCAACCAGAGAGGGAACAAGTTCTCCTTTGTCAGTAACCTTTGCTTGACCATTGGGGTGTGTCTTAGATGGTTTTGTAAACTCTCGTGGCTTCCATCCAAGAGCCAATAGTTTTTCACGGCGCTGGTCGCCAGAGGCAAGGTTGAACTCTACGTAATCGTAAGCATAGTATCCTCCATTATTATCTTCTTGTACTCGTACATATTGTTTCTGGTGTTCGAGAAACCCTTTGGTGTATGAACCATCTTTCTTGCGGGCCTGTTTGAATTGTTTAACAATCTCAAGGCTCGGAGGCCAGAACGTATATATTTCTTTCTTAATATCATCAAGCTGTTCATTAATACCAGCGTAAAGCGCAAGACACTCTTGGAAATTAAAAGGGAAACCATAGAGCTGCTGCTGCTTAGTCAGATACCAAGACTTGTGTTCTAGTTCAATACCACGTTCGGTAAAACCTTCCTTAAGCATACGAGCTACGAGCTGTCTGTAGACACGGGCGCATAGAAGAGTATCGTTTTCACAGTAGTCAAGCATCTCTGGTACATATTTAGAGAAATCATTAAACTCTGTTTTACGAAACCCTAGACGTTTACCCCAAGCCCCAAGAGAATGACCACCATCCATAGAAGGATTGTAGAACATAGACATCAACATGGTGTCAATACATTGCTTGACTGTGATGTTAGTCTCTAGAACCTTGTTCAAGGCGGGCATGTCGTACCCTAGGATGTTATGACCTATAAGTTTTATATCTTTAGGTTGATTTTTAAACCATTCCTTAATTTGGTTGTGACCGACAAGACGTACGGTTTCCTTAGTCGCAAGATTATGAACCACAGCACACCAAATACGGGACACAGCGGGGTACAAATCGTTACCTTCAATGTCGATTGCCCAATATTTATCGTTACCTATGGTTAGATACACTTAATTCTCCCATGGTTTATCAGCTTCGTGGATACTTCCACCAGCTTCAAAGATTTGAGCTTCTTCAGTGTCTAATTCAGTTAACCTCGCTGTGTCTTTGTTGTACCAAAGGTAACATGCAGGTCCCGTATAACCACAGAATCGGTTTTTTTCCACTGTAAGCTTAGTAATATTCCTGCGCCATTCATTGGGCTCGGTTTTGTCACGTTCAAGCCTAAGAACGATGTTCGCAAGTTGTTCGACACCAGCGGTCCCTCGAATTTGACCCTGACGATTTGTATGGATAACGGCCAAAACGGCAATGTCCAACTCCATACAAAGCGTTTTGATTTTGGTAGAGATTTCGTCAAGTTGTTTCCTTTCGTCACCTGACTGGTCAGACACAATAATACTGAGGTGGTCAACAACAATGTATTTACACCCTAGGGCTGACATATGCCTGATCTTGTTAATTACAGCATCAACAGAGTTGCTGCCAAAGTGGTCCCAAATAACAGCGCGATTGTTGTTAAGAACATCATCGTAAGCCTTTCTGAGTTGAGCAGGGTCTCGTTCAATGTCAGGGAGATGGTATGGAGTACTGTTATGAATACTAAGGAGCCCCAGAGCAGTATCTCCGTTAGGTTCCTCAAAGTGGAGAAATCCAACTCCATAACCTTGTTCCTTTACTGTGTCATCTGTAAGGAGTTTATGTTCAATGTGTTTAAGGAATGATGTTTTACCAACACCAGTGTCAGCAGTGATTACAACCATTTCACTTAGTCGTAAACCGTATGTCATCTTGTCTAGGCCGGGAAATGGATAGTTAACTGTAAAGTATTCTTTGCGTTCGTTAATCTCCTCCCACATTTCGGAACCGAGTTTAAGACCATCAGGTTTGTAGTCAGGTGCCTGCCACCATTCCCGAGTAAACCTCTCTGATTTACGAGACGTAAGATATTCGTTGGCATCTTTGTGTTCTCGTAGGGTGAGGATTTTTACCTTACCCAGAGGAAACCCAATAGAAGACACTGCCTTAGAAGCTTTACGACCGGGATCGTCATTGTCAAAACAGAACACAATTGTATCGAAGCTGTTGAGATACTCGAAAGCCTTCTTACAGTCGTCAGAAGCGCTAGAAGCACCTTCTACGGACACTGCGGGGTACTTGCCACCAAACATCTGGTGAACGGCCATAGCGTCCTCATAACCCTCACAGACGGTGATGTAGCGACCACCGGGCGGGAAAAGATGCATACCGAATAGAGGTTCGGCTTTGCTTTTGTCGCCTTCAAAATAGAAGGGAGCACCTTTCTTACGATCCTTATCGCCTTTCTGTGTACGAACCTTGTTTGCTACATGGTTGCCATTGATGTCGAAGCGAGGACACCTAGCAGCAAAATTGTCATCTTCACCACCAACCCAAACTTTATATTTTGAAATGGTTTCTTTAGAAAGGCCTCGTTCAGGCCATGCTCGGTAAACTTCCGTAAGAGGGGAAAGTTCTTTTACCGTAGGGGTGGTAATTGATTGTTGGTCGTGGTCGATGTTAATACTCCCGTTAAGATGTTGTTGGGCAGTCGCAGGAGGGACGTTAGACCCACATGAGAAGCAATGGCCCCAACCATTTGGTTGAATGTTGTATGCATCAGAACTATTACATTTAGGGCATGGTAGCAACCTAAATCTCCTTCTCTAGATATTATTGTTATAACAACAATTGTTAATTGATACTTATAGGATTACCTCTCAGGACTCTATAAGTATATTATACACTACTTTGTGTGGTTTGTCAAGCTTTATTTTTATATTTTTATCGTAGTCCTGTTTCTTTGAGAATATCGTCGAGAAGTTTTGGTCTAAAATCAGTGTTTTCTACGCAAGCACAATAATATTTTTCATCTTCAGTCAGAGTTTCGATGTAGTCCCCTTTAACGTTTACAAATTTCTTTACATTATTCGCGTGAAGATGTCCATGAATGTTCAGTTGCCACCTACTAAGACTGCCCGGATGGATAGGGATATGAGACATAATGAAACCTTTCTTTACCACATACCCTCGTACGTCGTCAAAGAGATCAAAATATTGTCGCATCTTAGGTGGCTCATGGTTCCCCGGAATAAGAACCTTACGCCCTTTTAGTCGAGACACCGAACGTTGCATGTTCTTGTTACTAAAAGCAACATCACCAAGGATATAAACACGATCACGGTCGTCTACCATTTCGTTGTACCACTTAATCATATCCTCTGTCATCTGTTCGGCATTGTCCCAAGGACGTAGCTTAGACCCATCTTTTTTAGTAAACTTACAGATATTATGGTGATAAAAGTGTGGATCGCTGTAGACCCATGTTTGCCCACTCATTGATTTATTCCTCTAAGTTACTGTTTTCCAACAGTTCTTCAGCAGTAGGTTCATCTTCATAAAGAAGGATGGAAAGCTCTTCGTCAATTTCTTCTTCCGTACGGTCATTAAACACGTCATCAATAGCCTCTAGACACCGATTACACGGGTCCCAATCCTTGTGATCGTGGTTACGTTGGATTTCTCCGGCGGATAGGGCAGCATTACAGATATGACAGCGCATTATATTAATCCTCTAAAATTTCGTATTCAGAAATGTGGTCGCCCTCGTTATGAATGAACCACTTAGCGTCTTTCTTTGATTCAAAACCTTCACCTAGGTATTTACCATTAGTATAACGGCCAACTACTCTTACGGGCATTAGAGCCCACGTAGGAATTACGTTACTAAAAGACATTCTAAATATCTCCAAAGTGTTTGGCGTAGTCGTTGAGTGTTTGACCCTCTAGTCCGGGGGCCGTATTGACTTCTAGAACGTACGCTCGGTCGTAGTGCTGATTATATACCACATCTACTGCACCAAAGTCAAGGTCTGTAGCTTGCTCAAAAATCATTCGAGCAGACGCAATAACGCAATCAGGAGGGTTTACATCTTCACGAGCGTAGATAAAACCGTTGTCGTGATTACGAATTTGCCAGTTCGGGTTGTCGTGGTCAAGCCGCCTACGTTTTTGCTGCACTGCGAGTATGATAGATTCTTGCTTATCACCCCGCAGCGGATACGCAAAGTGAATACGATACTCGGTGGTCTTCTTTACGTATTGAGTGAAGAGAGGAGCGTCAACCAACTCATCACGGCAATTAGCAATAACGATACCTCGACCGCTGTGACCATTGAGAATTGTTCGACAAACAATTGGAAACGATACATCATTAGGAATGTCCTCTTTGTTAGTATAAAAATTTGGAACTAGTTCTTGCAAACCTTCTTGGCTCACACGTTGAAAGAACGAGAGCTTGTTAGAAGTTTCTCGTACTGCTTCTGGATGATTGAGAACGTAACGATAATCAATATTATCTAAGGCGGCAGAATTACCCCAATTAATACAGAAATCATCGGCGGTGTTTTGGAAACGACTTTGCCCGTTGACTTTAATTCTCTTGGCTCCGATAGCTTCTGCTATATTCTTGCAAGAAAGCGAACCTTGTTTATAAGGAATAAGTCGGACTCTTCGTTTTCGGTTTTTATTCATCGTCATCAAAATCATCCCTTTCTTCTGGTTGTTGGCGGATTATTGCTGGGTTTGCTGGTTCGAACACGTCAAAAAGTAAATTATTATATTTTACTGTCTTGGTTTCAAAAGGATCAGGAATAATCTCTTTGTAAAATTCCCCCATGTAATTATCCCAAGGGAAAGAATACAAGAGAGCTTGAACATCTCTAAAGTCGTTAAAAGCATCGGCGGTAAGTTGACCGTCCTCGGTAAGTTCTTGGTAGATGTTCTGGCAAGTGATAGGCCCAAGATTAGCTTTCACGAGAATACTCATCAAAAGTTCTTCAGGACCTTGTTCTGACAAAGCGTACCCAAGAGCTAAAGGATTTTTAAAATGTTCTACAGCGTAACGTACAATTGCGTTACAAATCTTGGCCCAATATACGACTTTATCAGGATCATTGGGAGGACCGCCGGCTCTAAACTCAATAGACCCTTGAGAAAAAATTGGAAGAATATTCAAAGCGGTATATTTCAATCCGTCTCGTGTTCTATACATATTAAGCTGACCACACTTAAGATAAGCAATCCAAGACGATACCATTGATTCTTCGTCACGAGACGAAAGACAGAAATGATTGCTTACACGTTCTTCTCCCCACCATTTAATGAAGGGTGTTTGAAACGTACACCAAAGAGAGATAACAGAAGTAAGTTCGTTTACTTTAAGATCGCTTACATTTACATGAACGTGTGTTGAACAACGATTACTGTTTTTAATTTTAGAACCGTTTTCTTTAAACTTGTTGAAAAGACCATCAACCATTTGTCGAACTTCGCTGGTTTTAATAGGACCCGTAAGAACATATTCCAGACCACCGCGAAGAGAACCGTCGTTGACCGCAGCCCAATACTTTTGAGTTTCTTTTGACATCAAATCAGCAATGGTAGCGCCCGAAGGAAGCCGTTGACCCTCTATTTCTAATTCGATACCTACTTCACCGTCAGGGAAAATAGGACCTTTTTCGTAGCAAGGACGATTAAGGGGCTTGCCGCCGACAAACACGGATGTATTATCTTCAAAATTTTCTTGAAGTTTATCAATAAACGACATTTTACAATTCCTTAAGTTCGAGAGGAAGAATGTGGTGGTTTTCTAGAATGTCTTCTCGATAATATTTACACGATGCTAAAAGGAAAAGAGTGGCAACATTAGGAATGAGAGCCACTTTAAGTCTTTTTCGGTATAACCAAGTAAGACCGTCGCTGTCTTTAATCAAAGCAAACTTAGGAGAAAGAGCGACACAAAAACCATTACGCAAATGCCTGAAAGCTTCCGTGAAAGAAGGGTATTGTTCAGGGTCTTTGTAGAACCCGCACTTATAAACATCTTTCAGTATGAAACTTTTGTCGTTAACAAGGCCTTTCTCATCTGGTTGAAAACTAAAAATTTGTATGTTGGTGTCATTAAGGCCGTGAGAACGAGAACGAACTGCCCTACGGTTAAGATAGACACCACCGACATACTTTTTTACTCCCCGGTGAACATCTTTTTGTCTGTCAATATTCAGCCAACCGATAGGGGGAAGAACTCTAAATCTTTTCCATGAAACACTATCTAGAGTATCGTTACCAATAGTGTCATCCACGTAATTGATGTAGAAAATCTTTTCATTTTCGATGTGAGAAACAAATACAACATCATCATTGTGTTTAATGAAAGTATTGTTCAACCGTTCTTGAGCTTGAACTTCATCTGTCCAGAAGAACTTATTCTTTTCTTCATTAGGCATCACCATATTCCTCTTTCGTTTTTGCAATTACCCTGCCAAAACAACTAGGTTCTAACCAATAATATTTTAACCTTAGAAGGTAATAAAGACCTTTTAAAGCCTCTTGGTGGTTTCCTTCATCAATTACTTTTTGAACATTTTCAAAACCACAAATATCTATTTGGGTTTTATGTTGCATTTGGTACGTTATTGCCATTTGCACCAAAAGCCAAATACATTCACGCATGTCTTTGTTTTTAATCCAAACATTCGAAGGCGTTCGATACTCTACACCATAGGGTTTTGGTCGAAACGCCCCGGCTTTACCGTAAAGTTCTCTGCGGAGAGGGTCACGATCAACAAACGTCATGAACAAACCCACAGTAGCGTCCAATGTTTTAATGAAGTTAGCACAAATTTCCATATGCTCTTCATTAAGAGGGGGAATGTCACTACCCCAGCCAATATGAATATGACCTGCCCCCGTTCGGAAAGTTTTTTCTCCATCAGGACGAGGATTTTCTTCAAGAGTATAGGCATTGTAATCAGGATCGCAACCTAGCTCTTTAGCCTCATCCGGTTGTTTATCCAGAAACTCTTTACCGAAATTCATGGTAGGAGAAATTTTTAGAGAACAACCTTTAGGTAGATTATCCCTGATTTGTTTAATCTGAGAAGTAATCAAATTATTCCAATGGTGAAATTCTTTTGTTTCATATCCTCGATAAGTTCTTAAGGCAACAGGATCGGTATTAAACTCAGCAGCCATACCATCCACTTGATACGCACCTCCGATAGTTTTATGAGGACTTTCTTTAGTACCCTCAAGAATATTGTAAGCACTGAAAGGTTTCCCTCTCTTTGTTACGAATACTTCCGGGTCACAACCAATTGTAAATTTAGGACTATAGTTAGTCATTTATGCAAGCTCCTTTATTACATCATAAACATAATTTGAATTAGGTGTTACGCAAGTTTTACAAATAAATCGTTTACCTTTATCAAAAATCTCCGCTACTTCTTTTAGACTTGTTATTTCTACTTCACAATGACAACAGGCTCCTCCTGTATTTTCTTTGAACTCTTGTTCACTTACTTCGACTTTAGTTCGAAGGTCTGTGATATACTCAGTATCGACAACGTAAATATAACGAGTGTCAACACCCACGTTAGCTTGATAAATATTGGATGTATCAGGCTCGTTGTTTTTCGATCCATCGTTTTGCTTGACGTCGGAAACGACGGATAGTTTTTTTCTGTTGGTTCTTTGAGAGGGAGGCGAACTGTTGAACGGAGGGGATATCGAGAACTTCGACGAAGATTCCGTACTCGTCGATGGCACTGACTGGACCAAGGAGAGCTTCGAGGGAGTGGTAGAATTGTTGTTGTTCTGTTGTGTAGTCCCAAACTTTGTAGTTTTCGCGGGCTGCTTGGCCGGAACTGTCAAATGTTGGGGCAGTTCGTCGTTGAGAAAAGGGTTGGCTACCTCTCCTCCTTTATTTTCTGAAGTTGTATTCGTAGAAGCCCCGTTCGTATTCGTCCTGAAACAACAATGAGTTCCGTTTCCTTGAAACCCAACTGAGAATTGTTCTTTTTTTTCTATCTTCTTACTCTCCGACACCTTAAATACGGGTTTGCCTTTATAGGCGTTAGGAGAGATTTCAATAGAGTAAAGAACATCTTCTTCAAAAGATCGGTAAACTTTACCTTCTTTTCCGCCGTCCCAAAGATTTTCTTTACGATAGATAGCCCCAAACATCCAAGGCTCGCTAGCCCAAAACATCTTACGACAATCTTTGCTGTAAGTATACCAAAGAGGGCGTTCTTTGTTACGAATAAAGTTTAGTTTCCCTGCTTCTTGATCCCACCATACACAGGCGTAAGCGCCTTCAAGATCAGAGAAGGTCTCAATTGCACCGTGCAAAGCAATACGTTCATAGATGACTTGACTATCGACCATACCACTTTTATGCTCAGGAAACCTATAGAAATTCTTAAGGGTGCCGTTATGAACACCCACGATTCCTTTCTCTTCAATATCGAAAGGGTGAGCAGAAGAAATAGAAACATCTCCAATAGTTTTATGACGACAATGACCCACCAATGCGCTTATACCGATTTGACGAATTTCTCGATTATAAGTTCGACTCTCGAATAGATACTCAGGGGTTCCAAGATTTTTTGCCCAAGAATATCCTTCCTTTTCTTTCGATACACGAATAACTCCTGTAGAGTCTCGGCCTCGAAGCTGGCAAACAGTTAGAAGGTCTTCAAAAAGGTCTCGATCCTTAATATTTAGATCGCCTGCCATTCCTACAATTCCACACATTAGTTATTTTCCTTTCTATTTACAGTGAACCAGTCCTTGAGAAGATGTAAAGACCAAGAAGTAAATTCAAGAGGACCATATTCAGGGTGCCCTTGAATGCACAATGTCCTATACTTTTCATAGGAACAAACTTCTACTTCCAATTGAACATCATGTTCTTTTTTGTAGTCGATAGTTTGAAGTTCATCTTTGAAAAAAGTAGCAACATCATCGTCACAACAAGCAAGAAGAGTCATGTCTTCGTTGAATTGCATCATTTGATGGTGGGTTGATGATGTGTAAACAAGAACATTAGAAGTAATGTCAAACATCATATGAGACTTCGTGTGATTGTTAACATGTTGCCATAAAGAACCCCCACACATTACATGAAGAAACTGTGCGCCTCGGCAAATACCCATTTGAGGGATACCAAGTTCAACAGCTTTTTCAAAGATTTGTTTCTCAAGATTGTCTCGATCCTTGTCCGGCCAACCACATTGAAGAATAGGTTTTTGATTATAGAAGGAAGGAGACACATCGTTACCTCCTCCGTAAACAATCAAGTCAGCTTCTTCAATAGTTTTGGCTTTAGCAAAACCAATTTGAGCGAACATAGTAGTGATTAAACCGAATTGACCGCCCAGACATACGTAAATTTTTGGGTTTCCGTCAATGAATGGCAGGTCTTTGTCGGTGTATCGTTTAACAGGAGATAACACTGTCTATAGTTCCTTTCTAATTAGAGCATCAAGCCAGTGAATTACAAAATCGAATGCCTCTTTGTTTGTGAATCGCCCTCTGCCTAAATCACCTCCAAAATTGTAAGTAGTTGGTTTGAAAGGATTAGGCGGAGAGTACTTTTCTACTTTTTCATTTCCTTTTCTTTGTTTTTTAAGAAAATCAATAAATTCTTCTTGTTCTACAGCCCAAGAATGGAAATTTCTTGTGTGGTTGCTATCCTTAAACAACAAAGAAGCCCCACTGAATTTTCCGGTATCTTTAATATTTTTTTGGTTTAAGTTCTCCCCATAAACACCATTGAAAATATTTTTCAAGCCTGATGGTTCATAACATTCAGTTACTCTGTGACCACAAAAACTCATATGTGCGTTTGAAAGTGTAGGTGAATTAGAAAAATAAGAGTTAAAGATCATTGAATAACAAATTGTCGGGTCCAGTTTTTCTTGAAGTGTCAATTTGTTGAATATTTCGAAAGACTCTTTATTAATTTCATAAAAATGCCTGCTTATAATGCACATATTCATGAAAATAGGTTGAGGAAGGGAGAATGAAAAAACAAAACCGTATTTCAAACATTCGTGGAAATTATCTCGGTTTAGAATAAACTCACCGTAAGGTGACTCATAAAGAAACCATGACAAAAAGGGCCTATAAGTCTCCAAACCATTTTTATTCTTTAGTGATACTCTCTTTGCCCCGTTTTCTGTCGCAATAAGACCATCATAGTGATTGTCTCTAGTCAAGCTTATAAGATTTGCGTGACAAGGCTTTGATGTATAGGGCGCAACATCATCCCAATTTTTACCATCGTTCGGAACTAACCAATTAGCCGTACTACTAAAAGTGGAATATTTTTCTTTTAGTGCTTTTCCCGCTTGCTGAATTTCTTTTTTGCTGTGCTTTTTGATTTTTGAACGATCAAATTCAAGAGGTTTAACAGGAATCGCATTCGGAAAAAAAACTCTCCCTGCTTTCTTCTTTTTCGGAGAGGTATTTTGCCCAATCTCCATGTTCAATAGCGTTTCCGGCGGCTCTAAAGTTTCCGTTGTATTCATAACAATAAGTTTCCTCTTTAGTATCAATGAGAGTGGTAGTTTCAAGTGTAAAAAGGCTGTCAATATTTGACGATGTATAATACCCTTCGTACTGATTTATAGGGTTAAGGCCTTGTTCATCCAATATTTCGTATACATCAACAATAATTTCTGTATCCCCGAAAAGAAGCAAACCCGGAAACCATCCAACAGGAAAAAGTGTTCCAAGTATTTTATTAGGCCCTATATACTTAAATGAATCGTTCTGAAGGCGATGATTGGCTTGTTGGCCAATACGAAGCGAACCATAAACTGCGAGCAGAGAATGGGAGTATGATAGATTATTCGTCATTTTTCACTAACCATTATTACCATCGAAAGCTTCGTCAATCATAGTATTGAACATGTCTCGTGCGGCGGACCACGCTTCGGCGGACCGTGCGGCGGACCGTGCGTTGGACCACGATGCGGCGGACTCTGCGGCGGACTCTGCGGCGGACTCTGCGGCGGACCGTGCGGCGGACCGTGCGGCGGACCGTGCGGCGGACCGTG